TTTTGCGCCCTTTTTACGGGGCGCTTTTTGATTATCCTGAGTCTCGCCGAATGGCGGGGCTCTTTCTTTATTTCGTCCAGCCGCCTCGCTGGGTGGGGTGCAGCGCCCACTCCTCCTCCGCCGAGTCCGGATAGGTGCGGGGCGGCTTCCGGGGGTTTGGCAGGATATTCCTCTCCTGCTGTCGAAGTATGACAGAAGGAGGTGGATGAACAATGGGGAGGACATGGCTCTGGACTTGGGGAGGCAAATGTTTTGGATATAGAGATGGGGACAATCTTTGGACCCATGACGGCAAACATGTAGGTAGGTTTTACGGTGACGAAATTTATGACCAAAACGGTTACTATTTGGGCGAGGTTAAGAGCGGTAACAGGCTGATAACCAACATTGGCAAAAAACATTACAGAAGGCCGGGATTTACCCCTTACGCCAAAAGGGGCGCATTTGCTAGATATGCAGATTATGCCGGCTATGCTATGTATGCTGGATACGAAGATTTTCCAGGACCAGAAAACTTTTAATAAAACAGCGCAAATTAAGAGCCGATAAAAGGCTCTTTTCTTTTTGGAGTGGATTTCATGTCGTTCTATAAAACTGCAAAATGGCGTAAGAAACGCGACGCGATTTTGCGACGTGACAACTACATGTGCCAGGAATGCAAGCGATACGGCAAGACGACGCCGGCCCAGACGGTGCATCACGTTTACCCGCTGGAGCGATATCCGGAGCTGGCATTAGTCAGCGCGAATCTCGTGAGCCTGTGCAACGAGTGCCATGAGAAGATGCACGATCGCCTGACAGGCGAGCTGACGCCTGTGGGTGAGCGGTGGCGAGACCGCGTTTCGGCGCAGGTTCGGGACGCTTTATCAGAGTAAAGCGATGGGGTATCCCCCCTACCCTCAAGGGTCGGGGCGAGGCCGCTGGGGACCGGGCGGGCGGCCCCATTTCCAATAGTGCGAGGTCTGGGGAACATTTTCCGGGAGGTGAGAGACGATGGCGAAGCAGACGAAAGCGGCGATCAAGCGAGCGACGATCCGGGCGATGAAGGAGCTGGGGACGTACAAGAAAGAGTTCGACCCGATCATCGAGATCTACGCGGAGCTGCGGGAGCAGTACGCCGCGCTGTCCGAACGGTTCGCGGCTCAGGGCTACCCGTTCGAGGTGCCGACTGCGGACGGTGGATCGAAGAAAGCGCCGATCGTCGCCACGCTCGAGTCTCTCCGGAAAGACATACTGGCGTACGCGGACAGGCTGTGCCTGAATCCGAAGACCATAGACGGCATCACCATCGAGACGAAGAAGCAGTCCGCGCTGGCAGCAGCGCTGAAGGCCCTTGAGTGACGCGAAGAACCTTGACGTTGTTCTGGAGTACGCCAGGAGCATCGTCGAGGGAAGGAAGATCGCCGGCAAGGAGTTGGTGCAGGCCGCGCAGCGGTTTCTGGACGACCTTGAGAATCCGGAATACGAGCTGCGCACGAAGGACCCGGAGTTCGTAATCGGCATCATCGAGCGGACCTTCGTCCATGACAAGGGCGAGGCGCTCGACGGGACGCCGCTCCGTGGGAAACCGTTCCTGCTTGAGCCGTGGCAGAAGTTCATCGTCTACAACCTGCTGGGTTTTTTCCATCGTGGAACGCAGCTCCGCCGGTTCAAAGAGGCATTCATCTATATCCCGCGGAAGAATGGCAAGACGCGATTCGTCGCGGCACTCGCCTGGGCGCTGGCATTGCTCAGCCGGCGGTCCGGGGCGACGATTTACATCACGGCGGCCGCGTTGAAGCAATCGCTGCAGGCGTTTGGGTTTATTTTGTTCAACCTCGAACATATGGGGGAACGCGAGAACTTCCGCGTTCTCGACAACAACCAGGAGCACAGCATCAGCGGGGACCTTGGAGACGGCTCAATCTTTATCCAGGCGTTGGCCGCGAACCCGGACACCCAGGATTCTTTGAACTGCAACATCGCCATAGCGGACGAGCTGCATGCGTATCGCAGCCCGAAGCAATACAACATCATCAAAGAGGCGATGAAGGCGTACAGCAATAAGCTCATGATCGGCATCACGACGGCCGGCGACGACATGTCGTCGTTCTGCTATCAGCGCTTGCAATACTGCAAAAAAGTCCTGGACAAAACGTTCCGGGACGAGCAATATTTCATCTTCATCGCCAAGGCAGACGAGGATGAGCGCGGGAACGTGGACTACACGAACCCGATCCAGCACGAAAAGGCCAACCCGAACTACGGCGTGACCATCCGGCCAGAGGACATCATGAACGACGCGCTGCAGGCGCAGAACGACCCGCAGCAGCGGAAGGACTTCCTCGCGAAGTCCCTGAACGTCTACACGGCCGCGATGCACGCCTATTTCAATATCCATGAATTTCGGTCCAGCGACCGCAAATACAGTTGGACGCTGGACGAGCTGGCGCGGCTGCCGATCAATTGGTACGGCGGCGCCGACCTGGCCAAGCTTCACGACCTCACGGCCGCTGCACTCTATGGCGAATATCAGGACGTGGCGATCGTCATCACGCACGCCTGGTTCCCGATCGTGGCGGCGACGGCGAAGGCCGAAGAGGATGGTATCCCGCTGTTCGGCTGGCGGGATGACGGCTGGCTGACGATGACGAACACGCCGGTCACGAATCACGCCGAGATCGTGAAGTGGTTCAAGGAGATGCGGCAGAAAGGATTCCGAATCAAGCAGATTGGATTCGACCGGCGATTTTCGACCGAGTTTTTTCGGGAGGCGAAAAAGGCCGGATTCAAGTTGGTGGATGAGCCGCAATACTATTGGCGCAGGTCGATGGGTTTCCGCCGGATCGAGCAGAGGGCGAAGGCTGGAAAGCTCTACTACCTGCATTCGGACGCCTACGAGTATTGCGTACAGAACGTCCGCGGTATAGAGCGGGCGGACGACTCGATACAGTACGAGAAGGTCGAAGAAAACCGGCGCATTGACCTGTTTGATGCGTCGGTTTTTGCTTGTGTCCGGTATTTGGGGGATACCGACCAGCTGAAGAAGCAAGACCAGTGGCTGAAAGGTGGTGAATCGTCGGCGTGAGCAAACGACAGAAACAGCGGGCGCGGCAACCGACCGAGAAGCGAAGCAGCGAGGGGCTGCTCGGATACTGGCTTCGGGGTGATGACCTGACACTGCCGGCCGGGTACGTGCGACTCTCCGAGTGTCCGGAAGTCCGGATGGCTGTTGACCGGATTGCGGATATGGTCAGCAATATGACAATCCACCTCATGCGCAACGTCGAAGGCGGGCACGAGCGGGTGCAGAACGAGCTCTCACGAAAAGTGGACATCGAGCCATACAGTCTTATGACACGCAAGGCGTGGCTCTATCACATCGTGCACACCATGTTGCTCGAGGGGGATGGGAATGCGTTTGTTTTCCCGATGTTCAGCGGGGATGGTTATCTTGAGGAGCTCATTCCGGTTCCAGCGCACATGGCGACGATCCTGCCGCCGCAGCAGAACGCGATCGGGTTGGCGACTGGCTATCAGGTCATGATCAACGGCCGCGTCTATAACCACGACGAAGTGCTGCACTTCAAGATCAACCCGGACCCGCAGGAGCCGTGGCGCGGCCGCGGGTATCGGCTGATCCTGAAAGATGTCGTGGCGAACCTTGCGCAAGCGGCAAAGACGAAGAACGCCTTTATGGGTGACAAGTGGCGACCTTCGGTCATCGTGATGGTCGATGCGGACTCGAGCCAATTCTCGAGCGAAGAAGAGCGCGACAAGCTGATCGAACGTTACATCGGCAGCGGGAAGAGCGGAAAGCCGTGGATCTTGCCCGAGGGAATTATCCGGGTTGAGACGGTGAAGCCGCTTAGCTTGCAGGACATAGCGATTCATGAATCTGTCCAAATCGACAAACGAACGGTGGCGGCTATGCTCGGCGTGCCGCCGTTTTTCGTGGGCGTTGGCGATTTCAAAAAGGATGAGGTAAACAACTGGATCCGGACGAGGATCGCGTCCATTGGCCAAATCATCGGGCAAGAGCTCACCAACAAGCTGCTGTATTCGCCGGATTTGTATTTTCGGCTCAATCCGCGGTCTTTGTACGCCTATGATCTGGTCGAGCTGGTCACTGCCGGCACAGCGCTT